GATATTAAATATTCTTGGGCGTATATATTAATATTTGCTAGTAGATTTTTTAATTTAGGTATTAAAATTTCAAATTTTATAATCTCATTGACATTATTATCTGTCATGACATGATAGCTTGATTTATAGAATTTTAAAGCTTCTTCCAAGCTTTTTTCTGCTCCCATGTGAATTGTATTTCCACAAATCAAAGCATCATTTGGTAACGGATCAGGAATAGTTTTAATCTTATCAATATATCTCAATTTATATTGATATGGACAATGATTAAAACACTCTATCCTAGAATGTGAATACTGCAATATAATCACTTCCTTTCTAATGTAATAGCTTGTACCCTTCAAGTAACCAACGTCTAGATCTTATACAAAAGATCCATTCACCAGTAATCGAATGTACTTGTAATAAACCATCTTTCATTCTTACTCTTTGATTAGTAGTAACTGTTATAAATTCAGTTCCTTCTTTCATCAGTTCAATTTCTTCAAAAGTGTATATTTTCATAAAATCACTTCCTTATATAAATCCTCTAACATTTATAAAATGGACTTTTATATCTTTTGTTAGATCCTTCATATCAATATTTTTTATTTTACCTTTGTTCACTCCATCTACAGTTTCTATAACATGATCCTTTACTAACCCTTCCCTTTGGAAGTCCACAAAATTAGCCTTTCCATTCTTACCAACATACTCACTCACATGATTTTCTTCTAATAAGTTAACTAGTTCGTATTTAGCACTTTGTAAATCTTCTGTATATGTTTTATTTTTTTCCTTTAAATCTAAAATTTGATCTATTAATTCATCTGCTTTCTCATTCCATCTTTCTTTAGCCATTTTTAAATCCTCCTATATTAAAATTTTAGTATCATCATTTATTTTCCAATCTTCTGGACATACCGCGGTAATTAAACAATCACCCATCTTTGTTCCTAATGAACAATTCCTACAACATTCACGTTCATGGCCTTGATTATTACAATGATTTTTAATTGTTTTTATGGCTTCAACTAAATCATTTTCTTTTGGCTTTGCTTCATAATCAGAAATCATTTCTTCAATAAGTTCTATATCTTTATCTATGTCACGTTGATCAATTATGAATGGCATATCCTTAAGCTTTTTAGCACCTTCTAATTGCTTTTCTAAAAGTTCAATTTTCTCTTTAACATTGTTCATTTAACAATTCCTCCTACACTAAAATCTGAGTATTTTTAACTAGTTTCCAACAATCAGGTGATGAATTAATTATCAAACATTCACCGTCTGAATCTCCAAAAGGACATCCTTCACAACAATCTTCTTCGTATTGCCTTCCTTCACAAACTCCTTTAATAGTTTTCACAGCTTCAATTAACTTTTCATTATCATTTACACAACCTTTAATCATTTATTAACTCCTCCATATCCTTTTTAAAGCTTTCAAAGTCTTTAGGGTATAATATGTATGCTATACCTTTACTCTCCTTTATAAGCCTTATATTTCGTTTCTGTAGCTCACTTGGTTTACCTGTTGGCCCTTTAACTTCTATTGCTACAAAAGTTCCATTTACACAAGCTATTAAATCAGGTATTCCAGCCTTTGAATAAGGCCCTGCCCATACTTTAAAATGCCATGTGTAAGGTAATGCATCTAAAAATTTTTTTATTTTATTTTCAAATATCTTTTCTGCTGCTATTCTTAATCTCCTCCTTTAAAATGATTAATACAATCATCACAGATTACTAAACCTTTTATGTCAAAGTATTCATCACCTTCAAAAATATCTTTTCCACATTCTTGACACTGATCTATTACTTTTGCTCTATTTTCTTCAGGTCTATAACTGTACATTGATTCAGGTAATGTCATTACATATCACCTTCTTATTTATAAAATAAACTGGCTAGACTTGTACTAAAATGGGTATCTATAAATGTGATAAGGGGGTTATCACATCCTTTCGTATTTAAAATTAATTTACCTAGCCAGTTATTAGCTTAAAATTTAACTCTAACAATTTTAAATCCATTCCTTTTACCACTTAACTCACTACATACCGATATATAAATAGAATTTTCACTTACTCCAAGCCAATCACCCATTTGTTTAGCAGTTTCAGTTATCTTAACTGGTAACTCATATTTATCAGGTGTGACGGCCATATAAACTCCTTTCAAGCAAATCACTTCCTTAAATTTCTTCAAAGAGCTTATTGGTAAAATCTTTTCTTTCCAATAAAGTTTTATAAATCTTTTCTTCTATTGAATCTTTAGTGATTAAGTAATAATAAAAACAAGTTTTATTTTGACCTAACCTATGAATCCTTTTCTTACTCTGTTCAAATAATTCAGAACTTAAAGTTAAACCAAAGTAGATTATTTTATTTGCCTTTTGTAAGTTAAGGCCCATGGCTCCAGCTTGATATTGAATTAATGTAACTGAATTATTTTTACTTTCATAATTCTTTAAATCCTTAATTTCTCCATTAACAATACTTACTGGCTTCTTTAGTTTCTTACATAGCTCTTTAATTCCTTTCATTTCATCATTGAAATTATAGAAAATTAAAATCCTATCTTCTGTACTTTCCATAAGATCTCTTAAAGTTGAAAATTTATTATTATTGTATTGACTTGCCAACTGCCTTTGATAAAGCATATAAGTTAATGATGTATCTCCAACTAATTCAGCTCTCGGTGTAACATCTTCACCATAAAAATCTGAATCATCTTTAAATTCACAAGACCCATATAAATCTATTGTAATAAGTCTATCTTTTAAGAATTTCTTATACATTGATGTGTTCTTTATCTCAATTACATTGTCCATTTGTTCAGGTAAATTAATAACTTCTTCCGTTTTCATAAATATCGAACCATGATCTCTAAGCTTTCTTTTTAACCTGTCTATATTCTTATAACCAATTACAGTTGGCATTTTAAAACCACCTACATTAATTAAATGTGTTTTTATATAATTACTCCAAAATGCCTTTTTGGATATTTTCCAACCTAATAATTTTAATTGGCTATGTAATTCCTCATATTTTCCACCTACTGGCGTACCACTAAGTAAGATTACATTACTTGGTTTAAGCTTTAGTATAAATTTAGTTCTTTTTGAAGTACTATTTTTTATACAACTACTTTCATCAAGCATTAATGTAAAATCTTTTAATTCTAATAACTCAGGCCTACGCCACACAAGATCATAGTTTATGATTATAACGCTGTTATTTGATATTTCTTTTTTCTTATCATAAATAACAATGTTGTAATCATAATATTTTTGAAAATGTTCCTTCCAATCATCAATCTTTGATTTTTGACATATTAGTAAATTGATTTTATTATCATAAATTTTCAACTTTTCAGATCCTACAAATGTTTTTCCTAACCCCATATCTAAGTAATAAGCTACATTTTTAAAAGATTCTGTATCTTTAAGAGCTTGTACTTGATGGGGAAATAAATTAATTTCCTCCATACTAATTTTCCTTTTTATCTGATAAATTTTTTTGCATTAACATTCCTCTAGCCATTCCAGCTATATAAATCCTATTTTCCATACTTAATTCACTTAAATCTGATACTGCTCTAATATAGTCAATTTTTTTAATTTCTTTATTTACTTTTTCATTCATTACATCACCTCACAAAAATATTGTCTACAATTGACATTATATGATTGTTAAAGACACTTGTCAACAAAAAAGTTTTGTTTTAGACATTTAAGTAATAAATTTTGTTGTTTACAGACATATATAAATAGTGTATTATATCTATATAAGTTCTCTAAGAACTTATATAACGGGAGGAAATAGAATGGAACATATAAAAGTTTTAAGAAAAGAGTTAAAATTAACTCAAAAAGAATTCGCTGAAAAAATTCATATTTCTAGATCTAATTTAGCTGGAATTGAAAATGGCAGCGTAAACTTAAGTGAAAGAGTTGCTAATGATATTTGCAGAGAATTTAATGTTAATTTAGAATGGCTTAAAACTGGAAAAGGGGCAATATTCAAAGAAGTAGATTCCCCTGAAGAGCTTGAAGAATTTTTGGCACATCTTTTAATGGAAGAAGATGATCTTATGAAAGAAACTATTTTAACGCTTTCTAAGTTATCAAAAGAAGAATTTAATATTGTAGCTAAAATGATCTCATCATTAAAAAAATAAAGGATACGATTTACGTATCCTTTATTTTTTATCCAATTTTTTGGCAACCTTTATTATATTTCTTATGTGTAGTAAAAATTTTTTATTATTAATATCATTAATCATTGTTATAATTTCAGTTTTTGTTTTCTCCATATGCTACAATCCTCCTAAAATCTTCGCAAAACACACGAACGTCTGTTCGTATAGATTTTACTACGTTTATAATTTTTTTTCAATATTGTACCATCTTAATTACATAAACTATTCAAGTATTTAGATATTCTTAAGGACATACTCTATAAATAATTCTTTTAAATTTTAAAATATTCAAAATAACTTTTGGTAAATTTTATTCAAATATCAATTATTGTATATTTAAAATAATAATTTAATATTTTTGTACTTAAAGTGTGTTTTGACCTAAAATACCATAAAATAAAAAAGATAGACAATCAAGCCTATCTTTTTAAAAAATTATTTTAAATAAAATATATACGAACAGTATGAATAAAGCTAAGTAAAATAAAGTCTTTGCAATTAAAATTATAAGTTCAATTGTAGCTCCAATCATTTTGAATATATCTTTAATTGACCCAGTAGAACTATCTATCTTTCCATTACTCATTACGTTTGCAACATCTTTAGCTGATACTGTAGTTTTATTATAAGCTTTATTATACATTGCTTTTTCAGGATCATTGACCCATCCCATTCCCTTTTTCCCATAGACTGGGTTAACTGACTTTTTAATTTCTCTGGTTATTCTTCCTGTAGTTCTAGCTGAAAGTGACTTTTTAAGACTGGGCTTTCTGACACCAACCTTCATTATTTCACCTCAAATTCTATATCCTTATCACCATTTTTATATGGGCCTATTTGAATATATTTTATATCATCAATTTTCATATCTCCAGGAGTCACTATAAATTCTCCTTGTTGATTTACCTCTTTTATTTTAAAGCTATTCTTGTCCGAAGTATCCCCTTTAGAATTTATAACTGTAAAGTTTATAAACTTCTTATATGCATACATCATTTGGTTTATTGGACTCTCCGTTTTTATTATTATGTTGTCCCCATCTTTCGTAACTGATTTAACAGTAATGCCTGGATAAGATCCATCTTCATTATTATTAGTTTTAGACACATATTGAACGCCTGTTTCAGCTAATTTTGGCTCATATTTACCACACCCAACGAATAATGCTCCAGTAACCAAACAAACCATAATTATTGATATTATTTTTTTCATTATTATTCCTCCTTAATATTTATATAAACTACGATTTTTCATCTTCTGAACTTAATTTCAAAACCGCAAGTTTTAAATACTCCGTCATATTTAACTTTCTTTTTTTCGCCATTTTCTTTATTAATTTTTTTTCTTCAGTACTAACTCTTATTTGTATAACATCATCTTTTCTTTCACCCATTAAAACCTCACCCCTAGGTTTTATTATACCGTCATGACATGATAGAAATTTGTTATTTTTTAGTCTGAATTTTATAAAATCATAGAACAAATTATTTCAAAATTTTTATTTTAAATTTAATTATCATAACCTAATAATTTTCTTTCAAGAGCATTATAATCATACTCCCTTTGAGGAAAATCATTAAACTTAATATCCTTATCTTTCTTATTTATATTTACAGTTGTATTTTTTATCTTTTCCATATCATTTAAAACTGCTAATAAATATCCTTTATAGTTTTTAATTTCTTCTCCTATTGCACTAGCAGTTACTATTGCTTTAGCTACTTTTGTAAAATCATAAACTAGTAATAATGCTGTTACATCTTTTTTAGTTAATTTATAGTTTTGCATTTGACATATTTTCATAATCTTTTTTATGTCTTCATCATCCTTAGAAGAAGATTTATTAAGATTGTTACTATTAAGATTGTTACTATTAAGATTGTTACTATTAAGATTGTTACTATTACTGTCCTCGTTTTGAGCCACCTCATTTTGAGTATACTCATTTTGAGAATCCTCATTTTGAGTACTCTCAGAAATGCTAGTATTTTCAATAGATTTTTGAGTTTCCTCATTTTGAGTACTCTCAGAAATTACTGTTTTTTCAATTGGAAATTGTTCAAGTGTATATATATTTTTATCATTTATAGATTTATTATTTTCATTTTTTATTCTTGTTTGCTTTATAGTTATATAACCGAATTGTTCTAATAATTTTCTATGTTTATAATAACGTGTTTTACTTATGCCTAACTCTGCAAGTTGTAATTCAATTGAAGGAAATGAAGATAACCCTGCTCCTGCAAATGAACTCATGTAAGCATAAATTGCTTTCGCTTCAATTGTTAGTCTAGGATCTCTCATAACTGCTTTAGGTGAAAATCCATATCCCTCTGACATTATTCCATTTGATTGTATAAAATTATTTGATACTTTATCTTTTGACATAAAAAATTCCTCCTATTTTTAGATAGCAATCTAAATTACAGAAGGAAAAATGTTTGACAAAATCACATATTTATTTTAATATATGGATATAAATAAATATGTAAAAAAAAATTCTTCTGAATTTAGATGGAACTCATTTAATTAATCAAGTTTGCCGACATGAGAATTAAATGGGTTTTTTGCTATTTATTTTTAATTAGTTAATGTTTTCTAAATTTATGTAATAATAATACCATTTTTATCAAAAGGTGTCTAGTTAATGACTAGATACCTTTTTTCTGTACTGACATTACTATAAAATATAAATAATCTAATGATGATATATGTGTATATGATACACATATTATACACATAAAACATATATAAAGCAATATTAAATTTTGATAATTCCTATTTTATGGGAAAATATACACATAATATATTGACATAGTGTGTATTATGTAGTATTATTAAAACATAAAATAAATGATTTTTAGGAGGAACTAAATTATGAGATTAGGAATTGATGTTGGATATAGCCATACTAAGGTGATAGGGGAAAATGTAGAGTTTACTTTTAAGTCAACTATTGAAGAAGGAGCATTAGATATTGGAAATTCTATAAGAGTTGATTTTGATGGAAAGACTTATACTGTAGGAGAACAAAATGGTTTATATGCTACTGAAATAAACAAAATGCATTCTCTTAATTTTAAAATATGTCTTTATACTGCAATAGCAAAAGCTATGAAAAATAAAACTACTGAAGAAATTCAATTAGTAACTGGATTACCAGCACAATATTATCAAGCTCAAAAAGAAGATTTAATTAAAGAACTTCAAGGGAAAAAAATAACTATAACATTAAATGATGAACCAAAAAGATTTACTATAACAGATGTAATTGTATTCCCACAATCAGCAGGAGTTCTTTTATTAGAACCAAATAAACTAAAAGGCGATGTTTGTGTTATTGATATTGGTGGATTTACTGTAGATGTAAGTTATTTTAATAATAAAAAATTAAGAAAATTACATACTCTAGAATTAGGTATGAATGTTCTTGCAAACACATTAGTACAAAAAATTAAGGCTGAATATGGTGTATCATATGATGTATTAAAAGCAGATGATATTTTAGATACTAATGAAATAGTTAGAAATGGGAAAGCTATTAATATAGAAACTCTTATAGATGAAGTATTAGAATCACATACAAGACTAATAGAAAATAGATTAAAAGGCTTACAAGAATATAATTTAAGTAAACATATATTTGTTGGTGGTGGAGCTTTAAGATTAGCTAAATTCTTAGATATAGAAATAGATACTGACACAGTTTATACAAATGCTAAAGCTTATTATAAAATAGGATGTGAGAAGTTTGAAGGTTAGAAAACAAATAAGTATAGATGAAAAAGTATTAGAAAAAGGATTAATAAGAGCAGAAGAACTTTTTGCAGGTAACTTTTCTATATACTTATCTTATTTAATAAATCAAGATGCTGGAGATATAAAAATAGATAGAGTTGAAAAAGAAACTAAAAATAATGGTTCTGAATTTGATGAAGAAACTAAATCAGAAATAGATAATATTTTAGGGTTATGAATAATAGAAAATAAAATGACTAATAATAAATATATTATCAATTAATTATATATTTATTTTTGTAATCCATAAATTAGACCAGGAGAAAAGCTCCTGGTTATTTTTTTATTAATATGAATATAAATGTACAAGCTAGGCAATAATTTAAATAAATCCTTAAATTTTACTCTTCCCCAATATGAATTATTTTATATACAAAAAAAGACTAGCAAGGTTCCCCCTACTAGTCTTTTTTGATGTCGTTTGAAACGACCTCGGAATTTATTTCCTATACACAATTACCATATCTTTTATTAGTTGATAGAACTCTTACTGCCATATATCTTCTTTTGCCACTTCCACCAATCCAGCTAATCCATCTGTAGCCTTCATTATCTACATAGTAATCATAGATTACACTTTCCCCTCTATTATAAGAACCTACAGTATTAGAACCAGTAGAAGGTTTTTCTCTTATCATTAGTTCATCAACAATAATTGTACATCTCCCGTTTTGTGGTACTAATTTATAGCTTGGTTTTGGTGGTGTTGGAACTGGTTTATTCCCTAAGTTATTTAATCCAGCATCTTTTATAGCTTGTCTAAGTCCTCTATATTCATAGTTCATATCAACTCTACCATTTATGCCTTCCATACTTCCACTTTCACTATATTGCCACATTTGACAGCCATACTTTTTAGCATTTGCTTCAGTTGTTCCATACCATGCTAACCAAAGTGAGTATCTTTTTAACTCTGATTGATAGAAATGATTATTTATAAAGTCAGGATTAGCATAATTCATAGCCCAGTAATTAGCTTTTTCTATTTCACTACAGAATGCTTTTGCCATATCTGTTGCTAATCTTTTACCTATAGTAACTCCATTTTTCTTAGCATAATTTAAAGTATCATATTCTAAGTCATAAGAAACTGGATATTCAACTCTATATGGTTTTATGGCTTCTAGTACATATTTTGCTTCTTGTCTTGCCATATCTTCTGTATATGCATAACTAAACCAGTAAATACCTACTGGAATACCTAACCTATTACATTCTTTAATATTTCTTACGAACTGTTTATCTATATTATTTCTTCCATAACCGGCACGCAACATTACAAAATCTACGTTACCTTTAACTCTTTCCCAATCTATTCTTCCTTGGTGTTCTGATACGTCTATTCCTTTTAACATTTTACATCTCTCCTTTATTATTAAAAACTCTTTATAATATATTTTTGTAAACTAAAAGAACAAGGATTATTGTCCTTGCTCTACTTCTTTCTTTTCATCTTTTTTAGTGTATTGTACCTTTAATTGGTTTGCCCCAACTGCTAAAATACCACATGCAGCACCTTGAATAATTGTTAAGACTTCAATATTATGTTGAATACCACAACTGCATACTGCTCCAATTAACATTAAGATATATGGAATACTCCAATCTTTAACCTTAGGTGTTAGTTTTAAGTATGATCCTACTGCATAAAGTACTGCTGCTAAAATAGTTAGTGTTTCAGGTAAATTTGTTTGTAAGTAATTTAATATTTGTTCCATTTTTTATTCCTTCTTTCTTTTTTATTTATAAAAACAGAGCATAAATAAAATTATCTATGCTCCTCTTTATCTTCTCTTAATTGAATTAATGCATTTTTTAGTTTTGTTGGAATTGGAGCACCTAATTCTGATGCATTTTCTAAAATACTTATTCCTTCATTTGCTATATAAAAATAACATACCAATGATCTAAATACCCAATTACCAGTATTTAAAAGTCTGTCTAACATAACTGCTACAATAAGTATTGCAAATATAACTCCTTTTCTTGCTATGCCTTTAAGACCTATTCGACTACTTAAGTCTTTATTTACATAGCCTTTTGTAACTCCCATTAAATAATCAATAATCATAAAAACTATTAATGCAACTAATGGTGTATCCCATGATCCAAATAACCAAGTAAATAAAGCTCCTAAAACTACAATAATAGCCTTTAATTTTGTTAAAATATCATCCACTTATTTGTCCTCACCTTCTTTTATTTTAAGGCAATAAAAAAAGACTACCTAAAGTCCTTAAATATTGCCTGTTATTTATTAATTATGCTGGTACATTTACTGTAGTTTCTTTTGGAGATACTATTTCAGTTGGTTCTTTTGGTGTTTCTACCTTTTCAGCTGGTGGATTGATTTTATTTACTAATTCTAAGTATTGATCTTGTGTGATTCTACTTACTGCAAAGAAAACATCAAGCTTATTTGCCATATCTTCTTTAGTATAATTTTTTGTTGTAATCATTCTGTTTAATAGTTCATAAATTGTGTTCATTTTAATTCCTTCTTTCTTTTATTTATTTTTTAATAATTCTATATCTAAAGTATTACTTGTAACTTGTGGCACTAATATTTCATCTATTATCTTGTAAAGATCATTTATATTTTTACTTTGTTGCTGCAATATAGAACCTATATTACTTGCTATTTTAAATTTAAATTCTGCTGGTATAGAGTTTGTACTCATTATGTGGGTTACATCTTGAAATACACTTAAATCTAAATCTTTTATATTTAATTCTGTAATTATTGGTGATGCTCTTTGATAGTAAACTGTTACTGGATTAGCTTGGAGCCATTTTTTAAACCCATTTACATCTTGTGTAGCTAGCTTATTTTTATTAATTCTTATTTGTAAAGAACAATATCCATCTATATTAATACCTTCTATATCACTGCCCCATGTATCTATTATCTTAGGAAAAGTGTTACACATTAGTTCAGAACCTTTCTTAAATACATTAGACATAGAAGCTCCATCTATATAGAATAAAATAGTATTACTACTATCATTTTTAACAAGCCAGGTTAAATCATCATTACCACTTAAATTCATCTTGTCTATATTTTGTTCTAAAACAACTTTTCCATCCTTTTCATAGATCTTATCACAAATATTTGATAAACCTCTTAATGGTTGATTCAATAAAATTTCTTTTTTATCACTTTGATATTCTTCATATGGCACTTGTGTTCCTTCATTAAGCATTAAATCTTTAATACCAACATTTTTACTATTTTCTAATTTAAATTTGATATAATAACAATTATTAGGAGAAGTAAAAATTATATTTTTATCATTATAAGATATATATTTTTTATTAATATCATAATAAAAAATACTAAACCATCTAGACTGTATTATAAGCGTATAATTTAAACTATATAGTGTATTGGGTTTTATTCTAATAAAATCTTTACTTATCGCATGTGAAATTGCAGTCAGGCTTGTATTACCACTTTGTGGGTCAATATCTCCTACAATTAAATTTTTAGTATTGAATAAATTCTTTCCTATACTTAAACTACTAATTTTAGCCTTATTCGCTGGTCGCCATTCAAAACTATCTACAGATTTATATATGCCAACTTTTCCAACTGGCTCATTTGTTGTATTCTTAGTTAAATATACTGCTAGATAACGAGCATTTGATGTTGTGGTTACAGTCTTTGTTAATCCAGTTTCACTTCCTCCAATTACTATAATCTTATCTCTATTATTTATCGGAAGATCACTTACTCCTATCGTAAATCTATCTGTTTGTTTTTCTTTAACAATTGTGTACGTTGTGTTGGGTTCACATGGTATTATTGCAGTTGAAGTATTTGAACCTAGTGTAAAAGTTCTCCCATCATTACCCCCTATATACCCATCTACTATTTGACTTTCTTCTAATAAATTTATTTCAGCTTCTCCAACTGATTTTATTCCTTCAAAATGTTGTGGAGTCTCTTTATTAGTCCAATCTCCTTCTAGTATCATTATATCCTTAGCAAAAGTTTCACCTGACTGTGAACTATCAATGAAAATGTAAACAACAATTGTAGCATCATCTGGAATAGTTATCAATGAATCTTTAGTTGTCAATACAGCTTTGTTGTTTGTAATCCAATTTGCATCTGTTAGTGCGTGTGCTGCGTTTCCAGTTTGTAATGAAATTCTGTTTACATTTTTAAAGTTACCAATTATGGTGTATTTTGTGTTGGGTTTAAACAATGATTTATTAACCGTTCCGCATGCGAAATAACGCCATGAACTTAATTCTTGCTTTATATCTATCACAACACTGTTTGATTTTTGTTCAATAATAGTATATTTACCATCATTGACTGGATCAGAATTGAAAGAATAAGTTTCTTTTGTATTTAAATTTTGCAATGTTCTTCCTCTAAGCTCCATTCCTTCAGTTCTACCTTCTAAAGTATTATTACAAGTAATATTACTTCCTTGATATTCTAAACTTTGATTAGCTTTTAAACCATTTTGTAATGTGTCTAAATCCATTCTTATCTGTGGTATGTTCTGACTTCCATCTAATCCAGTTATATATTTTTTAGTTTCCTCTAGACTCTTATTAAGTTCAGTATTTTTAACTGCTGCATCTTGCTTATTTTGAGTTAATGCTGCATTTAATGAATTACCACCTCTAATGTTGTTATTTAAATTAGTATTAAGATTAGTACCTGAATTTATATTCTTACTTAAACTACTATTTACTTCTCTTGCATCATGTAGATTTGCAACCATTTCTTCTGACTTCTCTAAGATACTAATAAGCTTTTGATAAGTAGTAGTTTTTAATAATCCTGAACTTATTCTATTAAATAAATTCTCTTTTACAATCAATGAGAAGGTTCCAGTATGCTCTAAGAATCCACTTGAATTGTATATTGCTAATTGGCAACCATAATTACCATCTTGTCTAGTTAATATATTAGTTATAGGAAGGCTTATCTCCCCTTGTACTGCATTTGTTATTTGTAAGCCTTCTATTATATCCCCATCACCTTTATTGTTAACATAAGCCATTTTAACGCTTTTATTTGTTAAATTAATTCTCTTATTTTTATCTGTAACTATTAATTTATATGTTTTAGAGTTGTTATCACCTTGTATTACGTTAACGCTACATCCTAAATCCTTAGAAATATCTATATATATTTCTTCCATGTATCAAGCTCCTTTCTAATAATTTATATCTACCCCACCTATTAGAAGACACCTAACATCTGCATAAGCTGGTAAATCTCTTATCTTTACATAGTTATTATTTCTGTCTATAAAACAGATTCTTATTGTTACTCCATCAGATTCTAAGTTTAATCTAGGTTCTATACCTGCTTTCCCTAATTGCCAATCTGCATCACCTGTCATAAAAGCTATACTTTTAAATGGAACTTTTAAGATTGCTCTTACTTCATCATCAGGATCAGTATAATTTATAGCACTAAATAAATTCCCTAGGTTTTTAGTTGCTCCATTTCCCCAATCAGCTAATCCCCATGAAGTGTCGGGATTTCTTTGCAAAGAAAATGCAAGAATTTTAGGAATAAGACACTTAGAAGGATTATCGTTACGGTACATGAGATTGAACATACTGGGAGTTGAAAACTGTTGTGCTTCATTTGTTCTAATTGAATATATTCTATTAGCTCCATTATAGCCTATAGCCAAGTAAGGTGTAGCTCCATCTCTTACTAATGTTATACCTTCACTTTCTCCAGCTTTCTTTATACTAAAGTGGCCCATTATTTCATGAGTTTCTATATTAATACAAGTGACTTTATCATTCGTATAATAATATAAAATTCCATTGTAGTATTCCAAGCCTTGTGGTATACCCTGATTAGGTATTTCAAACTGTGGAACTATAGAATTACCATTGAAGTCCATTATGTTAAATAATATTCTTCCGTTATTCCCTCCTGGAGAAGTATGCAAAATAAGTCTATCATGGTCATTATCTATTGCTAATAGTGCTGCGGTTCCATACCTTTCTAAATTTATATCCCTAGTAACTCTTTTATTATTAAAATCTACTTCATAAACATGAGTTGGATTAGAACCACCACCATTAGCAACATATATCTTTCCATTACTTTCTCTAAATCCTAAACCTGCCGCATGGCCTATTCCTATATTCCCAGTTGATGCAACTCTAACCCCACTCTTAGTATATTTGACTATATCGCCTTGATTATTTCCAACATCAAAACCAATATAAAAATGATCTAGCCCATACGTTAATCCTTGTTGGTTTCTATTATCATCAACATAAAACATAAGATCTGCTTGAATTCCTGTATCAAAATTCATAAGTTTTTTTGGAGCTAAATCACAATCATCTAATCTGTTTGTTTTCTTAATAGTATTATTTTTTAGATAATCTATATTTTTGTTTATATTTTTATTTTCTTCTTTTACAGTATTTGCAGTGCTTAGGGCATTATTAGCTTTATCTTTTGCATCCTTAATATTTAAATCAATATTATCAATATTTTTTAATGCATTTTCTAAAGCTGTATACTCATTAGAACTTTCTATTGCATTATCAGACATTAAATTTTTATCCACTATAATTCGCATTATGTTAGAACTTAATTGACCGCCATTAACAGGTATTATTTTTAATTGATATTCTGTAGTGCCTAATCTTAATAATCCATCTGTAAGCTCTAATTGAGCTATTCCTTTCGTACTATCAACTATAGTTAAATCATTAAATACTTCTTGACATTTGCTATTAATAGCATAAATTCTAACTTTACAATTAGATAAGTCTATAACCTTATTAGAACCAATAAACTTAAAATTTATAAATCTTGTCTTTGTATCATGCTCTATAGCTTTAATTTCTGTAATTTCATTCCTATCTATATCGATAGTCTTTTGTAAAATATACAATTAATCACACCTCCTTGGATATAAAAAAATAAGCCTGTTAATTGATTACAGACTTATTTTTTATCTTAGTTTCATATGCTTTTTTAAATACAAGCTCTTCATTCATTTCTTCAAAGCCTTTTCTTCTACCTTCAAGCTTATATTTAAACTTAATAGGTCTATCACTTTCTATAATAAAATATCCTGGATATTGTCCAGTTATTTTGTAATCTCCAAAATCAAATTTTGTTATCCATACTATATATGGTAAATCCGTATTAATACATTCTCTAATCATTTGAGAAATTTGAACTATACATTTATATTTACCTGTATTCTGTAATGTTGTTTCATATATATTATCAATATCAGTTTTAGTTAATAAAGAATTAATATCCTCATTGGCATAAAAAGGAACATCACCAAATTCTTTAGTTCTTTGAATACAATTTTTATTACCATATACATTAAAATTACCCTCTACAGAAGTAGAATTGCTATTTAAAGAAATACTATTAGATTTGACTCTAAAGCTCTTCATTTTGTCTCCCTTATCCCATATATCCATTATGGGAGTTGAAATTGTTAAACCCGTAGAGAATCCCATTACTGCCAGTGATTGAATAAACATACTTGCTACTATTCTATTATTATCATCTTCTTCTGTAAGTATTACACCTTGGTTTCCACTTATTCTAGCATATTCAGTCGATCTAAGTTTCCCATTCTTTAAGGAACACTTATGCTCTCCTGTAACTATATTTTCATAGTAACTTATTAATTCACCTGTATTTAAATTAAAACTACAATTTTTACCCCGTATAATCCCTTTATTAAAATTAACCTCTCCAGTTTCGAGATTTATTGAACAGCCACCATCTAAGCTTTGAATTAATATTGCCGTAAGTATTCCAGTTTGAATTAAATCGGCATTTAACTCACCTGTTTTTATCAAGCTAGCATTAAATACTCCATCTTGTGTTAATCCTATAGTATACTTTCCATAATACCCAGTGGAACTATGAGCCAATCCACCTTTATTCCAACGCCAAACGTTAATGGCGGTATTTATATCTTTAGTATCCATTATCAATATTTCATTTTGTCTTACTAACACATAACTATCTGAGATTCCTGAATTTATCATAGCATTTATATATTCAGATACATTATTATTTCCACTATCCATTAATTTATTTTTAATATCTTGAAGTATTTTATTAGCATCTATACCCATTCCAGTTTTTTCAGGCATATTAGTCAATGTAGTACTATCGGGTCGTTGTGTTAATACATTAAATATTCTTTCTAACATACGAACTTTAATATCAATATTTAATGAATCGATATGAACTCTGACTGTATCACCTGGTAAAACTCTTTCAGCTTGAATATAATTTTTATATTCTTCCGTTTGTTCTAATAAGACAAAATTAATATCATAAGTTGCTAAAAGCTCATCTATATGATTTTCACTAAATTCAGCTTTAATTCTTTTATTTAATTCAGCTTTAGCTTCTTCTTCAGTGTTAAATCCTTCAGGATCTTCATCTGTCCTTATTTTAACGTCATCATAATTAAATATGTTTGTATATACTCTAGCGTAATTATTAATTAAAGGACTATCTATATAATCGCCATATAGTCCATTGTAACCTTGTCCTTGTGCTCTTGTAGTTAATCCATCAGTATTAGTACTTCCATTGAATCCTAGTAGGTTTTTACCCTCTCTGATAGTTACTCCGTGGTCTGAACCAACATGGGTTAAAATAGATAAATTATATCCCCTTCTTAGGAATTCACCACCCCATCTATTTATAAAAGATTGGTCACAATCATGAATAGCTTTATACATGTTCATTTTGGGATAGTAAGCAGTTGATTCATTTTCAATATTAGAGTTAACAAATATTTCTTTTGTTCCAGTAGAATTATTATATATATAATTTAATGCAGTAGCACCATTGATTTTAGTTGGCCTTACATCTTCTAGCCAAAGGTTTAATGTTTCAGAAATAGTTATTTGTCTAGCAACTACAGTAATATCTCTAGTCGTTGGATCTAATTTATTAATTCTAAATACTTCATATCCATAATCCAACTTTACCTTTAAAATAGATTCTTCAATAATTTTATTAGATAAATTATTATCTTGTAGAAAAATACCATCTAAAATATAATTTCCTGTGAATGGGTTTTCAGTTACCTTACATTCAATACAAATATTATCTAATACATGACCGTTGGAACTCAATACCTCATTTCTTGTGGATTTAGGTGAAAATATACCTATTTTCATATCATTTTTAATTTCCAAGTGTATATCCCTCCTATCTATATTTTTGTGAAAATTTAAGGATCATGCTCGATATATTACCAGTCCAATTAATAGTATTTGTTCCTGGTATTAAAATCGGGAATGATCCTAAACTATCCATATCTTTACTTGTTAAATCTTTATTTAAGAATTGTTTTAATTTACTATTTATTTTTACAAAACCATTTACATTATTAATTTGTATATTTGCATCATTAAATTGAATTTGTATGTTTCCACTGGCTTCAATTTCTAAGATAGGAAGTTCCTTTTCTGTTCCTAAGTACTCTAAACTAAAGTTGTTAGTAATTTCTATTTCAGTTTCTTCAGGATCAGATAAAAGGCCTTCTACCAAAAAGGTTACATTAAAAGTTCCGTTTTCTTTAACTTCTCTTTCTATATCACCTTTAGTTAAATTTTTTACTATATAACATTTATCAGTTCTACCATAAAATAACCTTTTATCTTTAATATCATCTAGCCATTCGTTAATGAAATCAATCCTTCTCCAAAAGTTATCTAAATGGATCATTGAGAATGTAAAAGGTATCTCCTTATCTGGAAAAGTACCCTTTTTTATAATTAACTTTCCATTCATTCCTTCAACTTCAACATCTTCAGTATCTTCATTGGTTTGAGGAATAGAAGGGTACTCAGCTATACAAATATTTAAATCTCTATAACAATTTTTGTTATTAAAAATTAATTCATAATCTTCCATATACACACTCCTATCTAGTAATTACAGTTCTTCCATCGTTATATCCATCAATAGTTTTTTGATGTTTGGCTACTATTAAAGCGAACTCACGTCCATCAGCAATTAATTTAATTGGCCTATTAGCAATTGCATCTAACTTCTCCCAAAGTTTATCTAATGGGATTACAGCTTCAGGGTTAGAGCCTTGACCTTTATATTTATCACCTACAACTGTATTTGGACCTAATAACGTGGGTTGTGTAAAAATACCACCTTTATATAAATAGTTTATTTTAGGAAGATTTACTCCGAAATGTTGTCCACCAACAAACGGAATCCAACTTGGAGCAGTGAAACTAATAGAATTTATTCCATCGATAGCCATATTTATAAGTCCAATAACTCCATTTAATGGAGCTTTCATGACTGCACCTAATCCATCCATAATTCCACCAAATATATTTTTTACTCCTTCCCATGCTCTGCTCCAGTCAGCTTGGAATACTCCAGCTATAAAATCAATAATTCCTCCAAAAATTCTTTTAATAGAATCCCATACATTTTGTACATTATGCATGAAAGCATTTATAATATTCCCAAATGCCCCAAAGGATTGTGTCCAATCAGTTGAAAATACTCCTTTTAAGAAATTTGAAAATCCACTAAATAGACCTTTTATAAAGCTCCAAACTTGGTTAACTCCATCTCTAAACCACTCACATTTATTATAAAGTGTTACAAATACAGCAGCTAAAGCCAAAAGAATAGTTATTACTAAGCCTATTGGATTCATACGCATAGCTAAGTTTAAAGCTTTTTGTGCTAAAGTCATTGCTTTTGTTGCGGCAGTTACTGCTAATTGAGCTGTTTTATAAGCTAATAATTTAATTTTATTAGCCAACCATACGGCACCATTTTTTATAGCTATAGCAGTATTTTTTATTAAAGATAATGTGAATTTTCCAATAGCTAATATACATTTACCAATTCCTTTAATAAAATTACCTATTCCTTTAACAGTAGCTTTAATTAGAGATAATGTAAAATTTCCTATGCTTTTAACACAACTAATCAAACCCCTACCAAATTTACCTATTAAATTAGTACCATCTTTTACACCTTTTCCAAAGTTTTTTACTCCATCAATACCTTTTTTTACTTGACCTGGGAATTTGACTAACGCAGTAATACTTTTATTTATTCCACCTACAAATTTACCTAAAAAAATAAAAGCTGGTCCTAATACTGCTATAAATCCAGCAATTGAAATTATAATTTTTTGTGTAGCTGGACTCATCTGAGAAAATTTTACTATCAATTCATTTGCTTTATTTATAAATGGAGTAAATATAGGTAAAAGATTATTTCCTATTACAGCCATAAGTTGACTTAAAGATTCATGAAATTTACGACTAGCATTCGCAGCTTGATCTCCAGTTCTAGAAAAGTCACCTTGAGCATCCTTAGTTTTTGACATTACATAGTTATATCTAAGTTGTACCTGCTCCGCTTGTGTCATATCCTGAATTTTCTTTTTAATACCCTGACTTTGTGCAAATTGTTGTAGATTAGTTTGAGTCATTACAACCCCCAAACCTTTTAGAGCTTCAGTTTCACCAGTATAAACACCGGTTAAAGCAGTGCTGGCTTGATCAATACTTATATTTTTAAACGAAGCCAAATCAGCTGCTAATTGAGTTAAACTTTCTGAATATTTCATAGTTTGATCATTTGTTAATCCCATTGAAACTGACATATCTCCAAAATGTGAAGCCATTTCTAATGCACTGCTTTGACTCATACCCATAGCATCTAAGGAAGTTTCAGACCATTTTTTAACTGCATCTGCATTTTTATCAAATACAACTTCAGCTTTATTCATATTTTCATTTAAGTCTGATGCAGTTTTAAAACTTGCAGTACCCACTCCAATAATTGGGAGAGTAGCTCCTACAAATAATTTAGTTCCTAGTCCACTTAATTTATTCGAAAAATCATTTAATTTTCCACTAATTCTATCAAATGTCCCACCAGTATTGCTAATAGCTTCGTTATTTTGCTGAATTGATAGTCGAGTTCTCTGTATATTATTTTCAGCACTATCCATTTTAAGAGAATAACTTTCAAGCTTTTGAATATTTGAATCAATAGCTTTGGAATTATTTTCATACTCTTGTCTTAATGTCTCTAATTTTGCCCTTAATTCTTTAGCTTCATTAGAATTACTTCCATACTTCCTTACAGCATCATTTAATTCATTATTAGTTTTTTGAATACGTTGCTCTAACTCACCATTACTCCTTTTTAAAACTAATAAGCTGCTATTAGTTTCTTTAAACTTTGCAGATAGTTGTTGTAAATTCATCGTCTGAGTTTTTAATTTATTAGATAATTCAGCTTGTTTAATCTTTAAAGAATCTAAAGATGATCCATATCCTTTAACATCAGTTGCGGTTGACTTAGATGCTTTTGAGGTTTCATTAAATTTTTTATCTAATTTATCTAATTCACCTACAACATCATTTACATTTAAATCAAAACTACCTCCTAATTTTAAAACATCTGCCATTAGTTATTCCCTCCTTTCAGTTTTTGTCTATGAATAGCCATTAAATTATTTTTAACATGTTTTCTACGTTCATCTATATCAATTTTTTTAGCTTTCTTTTTAACATTAATTCCAATAATCTCTTTGTATTGTTCATAACTGACTCTTTCATCAGTAAAAGTATTATTTGCTAGGTAGGTTTTAAATGTTCTTTCTTCGAGATATTGATCTACAATATCAACAATAATGTCTATTGAATCATCCAAATTTAATTCTGAAATATATTGAAAAGAATTAAATTTAAATAATATTCCAATTAAATTACAGCCTTGTTTTTCAACTAAGCTGTTAATGTAAAAAGTTTTTGGAAAGTTTCACTTGTGATAATTCCATAGATTAAATGTATTGTTTCATCAAACCCTTGCTCTTCGATTTCTTTAGGTTTAATGTTGTAAACATTAGCCAAGAATTTATATAATTCTTTTTCAGCTTGTGAAATTCGTTCAATAACAATAGTAAATATAACATTTAATATTTCTTTTTCTTTTTTTGAATCTAAAGAATCCATTTGATCTTTAATTTCAGGGTGCTTTTTATATTGATCTAATATATAAACCCCTAATCCATTTTCTTCTTCTCTTAGTTCCTTAACCTTTTCAGCACCTAATTCATCTGTAACGTATCCGATTATTTCTTGATATAAAAGGCCCTGTTTTCTTTCAGCATTTTTCATTATATCTATAACATCTAATATTTGATCTTTAACACCTAGCTTATTTACAATTCTCATAGCATCAAAACCTTGTTTAGTATTTAAATTCACTTGTTTTTTTTCATTCATAAATGTAGCTCCTTTCTAAATAAAAAAGGACTAAGTTTTAACTTAGTCCTATAAAATAATAAAAGGCTCTTCAGAACCTTTTGAATGACCTTCAAATGTCATTTTCACTCCATTTTCATTTTTATCTTTAAATTCTATTTGTAATCCACCAGTATTATATGTACTTTTTACACATATTCCAACTGGACTACCATCTTTCAAATTATCACCTATTATAAGAAGATCTTTATAAAAAGTAGTAGGAATTAATCCTGCTTTTATTGGCTTGAATTTACCTGTTGTAGTATCTTTTTCTAATAATGAAGCTTGGAAAACCGTATCACTTGTATTTAATATAGTAGTGTCAACTTTAGTTGTCCATCCAAGAATTCTTTGCCATCCAACTTCTTTAAGTCCATTACTTCCAGCGTGTTTTATATCCTGTATTTCAGGTTTAGCTTCAAATTTAAGTGTATCTTGAATTACGCCTAATTCCTTATCATCCAAAGTTTTAATTAATCCTGGAAGATCTTTTAATTGTTCATCTGTAAATGTTCCATAATACGCCATAGCATTATCAACTAATATATCAAGATCACTTGCAGTTTTTGTTGTTTCCAACTAAATCACCTCTCTTACTTAAATTGTCTTATATAATACTGAAGTATAGTATTATATTTATCGTTATCATAATATTCATTTCTAAAAATATTTTTTCTAATTATTCTACATTGGCAAGTTTTAAAAGTATATTTTTTTAAATGTTCATCAATTATTTTAGCTTCACTTTGAATTTTCAATTTATTAAATTCATGGCCAACAATTCTAATCTGAAGATCTATATCAATGCAGTAAGGTTTATCTTCAAAAGAATCACCTATTTTTATTTCTTCAGCAAATATATTATCTTTAAAATCAAAATCCTCGGGTATTTTATCAAGAGCTAGGGGGAAAAGTTTGAAAAGTTCAACTTGAATAGCCTCCATTTATTTTCCCACCTTTCTAAAATGTTTTATTAATATATTTAAAATTTTCATTTTATCTCTTTCTAAAGATACTCGTAAATAAGACTTATTTTCAAATTCAACCTTAGCAGCATAAACCAAATTACTACCCCAAGATATACGAATATTACTACCTTCAGGTTTTCTAAAAGAAGTAATAGAACGAGCAAGTGTTCCCGTTTTAACTGGAGTAACTGAAATAATATCAGCTTTTACCGTAACTTCAATTTCTCTTGATGCCTGTATACTAGCATCTTGTAACTGTTTAATTATTTCAGGTAATCTATTTTCAGTTTCAATCATTAATTTTCACATCACTTTCTAATAGAGCATATAAATAATAATCTCGCCAAGGTATCTTTTTTTCTATTTTATATATCTTATTATCATTTACGAGTATATTATTTACGAGTAAATCTTGCTCACAAAATAACTGAATATTTGATTTTATTTCACTACCCCACGTATATTTAATAGCTTTTTCATCTATTGGTTGAATATTACACGGAAATTCTTCAGATTTAATATATCCCTTTTCCAATTGTCCTATTTTATTTCTATGAGTTGATGTTATTGTAGTAAAATATTTATCGTTTAATAGTCTTTTTACTAACACATTAATACTCCTACTTTAGCCTTTGGATTAGGTAATAACACACGTACATCTTTTATTAAATCTTCCATGCTCTGATTATTATAAGTAATACTTTCCTGCCCTAATGTTTCAGTTTTTATATTTTGATCGTATTCAAAATAATCTTCCAACTTTTTCTCTAATATACTAATTGCATTTTTAAAATTTTCTTGAACGTAGCTTTTTGTGTATTTTGAAGGATTATTTAAATAATTAAATATAATTTCTATTGCTATAGAATTATTATCCATTAATTACTCCCTCCTTATAAATTATTCTTTACCTGATTCAACTGTTTCTGATTCAACTACTTCTGAAGGTTTTGCACCTTTAAAATTTGCATACATACCCTTTATCTTATTATCCATAACCCAAAGATCATGGAATTTTCTATAATCCATTTTCCAAGCGTCCGCATCTTGATTTACTGATGGTTCGAATATTCTAACTTTATCAGTCTTTGAGACGGCAAGTGGCACCTCTTTAGCAATCATGATAAAATTCATATCTATCGCTCCAGTTGCCTTTTCAAATCCTCCTTTTTCTTGGCCAGAAGTTTTACCATCTAAAATATTAATTCCAGAAACCATTTTATTACTTGCAGTTGGAATTAATAAACATCCGTCATAATCATATATTTGAGTATTTACACTACCAGTATTTGCAGCTGGATTTAATGTTCCAATCATGGCTTGTTCTAAAGTATTTTTAAAATCATTAGTACAATGAACCATTATGATACCATTAAAATCATTATCTCTAAGTTTTGTTAGTGCATTTTTAAAAGTTGCAATAACATCCGATTTCTTTGGAGTATAACTATAATCAGCAACTTCATTATCTATAGCCATTTTTGCTAATTTTGAAATTCTAAACGCATCAACTTCTGGAGTTACTTTTGTTCTTTGGAATTCTCCCATAACAGTAGCAGCAGTTAAACCATAATTAGTTTCATTTACATATTGTGAATCAAAATTAAATGATCTACCTCTATCTTGTTTCATTTTCATAGTTTCATATTCAAATGAAAGAGAACCTTTAGTAAACCCATCAGTTCTATCATAATTTCCTAAACCATCCATAGCTATTTTAGGAATTTTAATTTCAGAACCTCCATCATAAATAACTTGTCCTGCATTTTCTTCCATCCAACCTGTTACAGATTGTTGTACCATCGCTTTATCAAGATTTTTTTGTAATACACTCGCAGTTTTTATTGTATTTGCCATTTAACATTCCTTCTTTCTTTTTATTTTATTCCCATAGCAGCTGCCATTTCACTTTCTAGTGTTGAAGCTCCCTTATCATCATCTTTAGGTGGTTTATATCCACCGTTTAGTCTGTCATTTACCTGGCTATCTATATAATCTTTCATACTATTTTCAAATAATGTTATATTAGCATTTGTGGTATCATCATCTTCCCCCAACATAAAGTTTATTAAATCTCCAGGTATTTTCTTTTCAGATAAAGTATCTTTAAATTTAGATACCATTTCGGCTTTAGTTTTTTCTTTCTCCATATTAGTTAACTTCTCTTGAAGTTCTCTAATAGCCTTTTGTTCTGGTGTTTCTTCTTTCTTAGTTCTTTTTAATACTTCTGCTTCAATTAATTTTTCCATAGAATTAGTTTTAAAAGTTTCTATACCTTTAGTTACCTTTTGATCTACTAACCCTTGAATTTCTTTATTACTTGCAAGTAATTCATTAAAACCATCTTTATCTAATGGCTTTGCAAAACCATTATTAAGGATTATTTCATCTATTTCTTTATCTTCTTCTATATCCTTAATTAATTCTAAAATCTCTTTTTTTAACATTTTAAATTCCTCCTAATCCCCTACATAGTTGCAATTACCCCTATATAGTTAATTTTTTGCATAATAAAAGCACCTACTCTTTATCTAAGTAAGTGCTTATTAATCAATTTTTCCATACTTCTTATAATTTTCTCTAGCTTCTTTTAATGTTACATCATTCGGCCCCTTAATATCATCTTTTTCTTTTATCCCACTATTTTGATAATTACAATTATCGCAAATATCAAAAGAATCTACTTCATGACCACAAACTGGACATTTCATTGTCACACCTCCTTTTTCTTATAAAGATTTTGCTGCTCTTTCCAATATTCTATAGCATCCTTAGGTTTAAATAATGTTGAAATTTTACCATCTGCCCTACCAATTGCAAAATCATTTGTACTTATCTTATATTTAAATATAAAACCATCTTCACTTCTAAATCCCTCAACATCATTATCTATATCATGAGCTAATAAATTTCTAGCCTGATTTAAATAATCCTGTGGAGTTATATTACCATATTCATTAAGATGTTTTTCAATATGTTTTCTAAATTTCTTTTCATTATAGAATTCAGATTTTAACCATTCTTTATTATTAATTATACCATTATTAATGCTATTTTCCCATTCTTTATAAGTAGTATAATCACTGTCTTTCTTGGTTATATTATTAATTCTTTTACTAGGTCTATAATTCTTATCAGGTAAAAGAATATAAGTGCATCTATCATTAACGTGTATTGGAAGCTCTGGTCTATTTTCATCAACTCTATAAACCTTACCATCATAACCCTTACATATATCACAAGTATGAGTATCTAAAGTAGCTGAATATAATAAATATTCACCATCATTATCTTTAAAATATTGTTCATTAACTTGATTTTGCACTCTTGCTATTTCATTTCTAACTAATCTCTTAGATTCTGATTTATCTACTTCAAATCTGTCAATTATAACTTTTTCAATATCATTACAATTTATAGAACCATTCAAGAAATCTCTAATCTTAACCTTTAATTGTTTTGCTATCTTATTCTTGTTATCCCATATTCTTTCACCATAGTTTTTCCCATCTATGGTTTTCTCCAATATATTAGTAAGTTTTTTATCTGAAATTGACTTAATTTTAAAGTCAATACCTAAATTTAAAAGATAATTGTTTATGTTATATTTCTGCGTTCCCTGATTGATTAGCGTATTTTTTACAATATTATTTTCTTGATTATATTCATTATTAAACAACTCATTAATTTTATCATCTAATTCTTTAATCAATGGTCTTTTATCTAATAATGATATATCAATCTTATCATCAGAAATATTATATTTTAACATTATATTAGCTATCTCTTTTAATAACTCTGAAGCATTTTTATTTTGAATTTCATTGATATCAATTAATGATTTTTCACCTTCATCATATAAGATCTTAGCAAACTTCAAAAAATTAAGTACAAAAAATTGCTGATCTTTAGTAAGCTTATTAAAACCTTTAATAGAATTGCTATTAAACACCTGGATCACCTGGAACATCTCCCATAGATCCTTCTCTATCTTTAATTTCCTTTAGTGCTTTTTCATGTTCTGCTTTAGCGTTTGTTACAAAACTTAAATTTTCTATTGCAGTTTCAGCTGATATTATTCCTTGTGGTACTAATTTAGTTATTATATCTGCCATCGCACTATCATCACTTGGAACATTCAAAGTATATTTAATACCTACTTTATTAGAATCTAAAATTTGTCCAAATTTACTATTTATCCAGGAGATTATACAATATAATCTAGTCCTTATAGCCTTACTCATACAATTTTGTTGAATTTTTATTTTATTTCTAAGTGATATTATCCTAGTCATTAAAGCAACACCTGAAGTATTAGAACTCTGTTGCTGATTTAAATTAATATGTTGTGATAATTGATATATCATATCCGTTGTTATATCTAACATTGTTTTATATACATCACTTGAAATCTGCTTTACTAAAAATTTTGCATCTGAATCAACTTCTTTATCTGCATCCATAAGAATAATACCATTATCTCTAAAATATTTTATTATAGTTTCGGCAATTTGTTGTGCTGTTGGTTCTTTTCCTTCGTTTTTAGTTTTTATTTCTTCTATTTGTTCTTCACTTAATCCTAAATTCTTCAAAATTAAGTAACTCATTCTGTTATCACCAATCTCATTAGCAAAATCTGAAAGTATATTTTCCAAATTATCTTGAATACTTTTTAAATCATTAAATAAAGTATTATTTTTTCCATCAATTAACTCACAATAGCCAATCGGAATTATTCCTAGATAATGAGATTCTTCATTTATCTTTTTAAAATCTGCATTAAAAGTATATACCACATCAGAAGTAAAATAATTTATAAAAGTTTCAGTATTGTTTTTATCATCTATTTTCTGATATACATATATTGCACTTTCAACATTCCCATTTAAATCTAATTTAACATACGAGTTTAATGGACTTAATCTTCTAATTTTAAACATATTATCATCTATATAATACATTTCCATAGCTTGACCAAAAATAAGCTGATTAGTCATTAATTCAGCATCGGAATTAGGATTATATTTCATTATCTTATCTATTAATTGAACTTCCACACTATCCTCAGGTACTTGAACTCCATTAATTATTTCATCAAGAGTTAATTCTCTAGTATAAGTTATACTATTTCCAGTAGCGAAGGCCACTTCTTCATTTATAAATTTTTTAATAAAGTTAGCTTTAACTTTTCTATTATTACCAAACTTAGATTTAGGATAAGTTGTTTCTATATCAGTGCTTCCAACATAATAGTCCCACATTTTTTGATAATCATCTTTATTCGCTAGATATTTTTGATATAGATCTTTGACATCTTTTAATAAATTTTCATCCATACTTTTCACCCCCTAACGTTTTCCAAAGGCCATAGTACCTCTTTTTTTAATTTTAATTGTATCTATATTATTTATTCCCATTTCTAAACTATCAATGGCATCATCATGTATACTAAATTTTTGACCTTTGAACTCTTTAACCTGTTTGTTATAATCTTTATTTTCTGCATTAAAAATGACTATACCTGAATTTATCTTATCAGTTATAGTCATTATTCTTGCATCTTTATTTTTAGTATTATATATTGTAATAACTTGTATTTTCCTACGCTTTAATTTAGGATCTTTCTTAATTCCTTCTTCAATCCTTGTCGCATCTATTCCCTTAAAAGTATTTTTCTCCAGGAACACATGAGTTATATCTTCATCAGATCTTAATTTATCTAATACAGTTTCGATATATAAATCAAATTCCGTTACAGAATCAAATTTATATAAAGAACCTTCTTTTACTATATAGAAATTATTATATTTACCTAGTTTAGTCATAGATGTATAGTCAGATTTTTTATTATTTGTAGCTGATTGGTCAATAGTTAATATATTTTTACTACATTTATAATTAACTATTTCTTCAGGAGTTTTTTCAACCATACTTTCAATCCAATTATCACCTATTTTACTTGTATCACACATTAATTCTTGCATGAAAGCAAGTCTATTAGTAAAATAGGCGTTTGCAATATCTTTATAACATCTATATTTAGCATCCCAAATAGTATTAAATTTCATTTTATCGATATGATTCTTATAAAATTTCTCAGCAGTTTCAATATTTTTTTTATCATCAATATCTAATAGCAGCTCTCTATATTTAAGCCAATATTCATTATTTTTAAAGTATTCATCAATATCAAAACTTACTACTCCACGCCTAAATGTTCTAAATGTAGCATCATTTTCGATAGTTTCAATAAAATCACCACTGGCGAGTGGTGTTCCAAGTACAATAAACTTAGTATCACTTTTTATTTTCTCACCTTTTTTATTGTAGTTGGCCTTATCCCCTGACTCTAATATCTCTTTATAGTATTTATCAGCTATTTTCTGCATAGCTTCTTCAGATCTGGTATCTTCTTCTTTAAGAACATCATCACAAATTAAAATTTGTGGTCTTATATTATTGTAATTAATACCTCTAATTGTACCACTATATGATCTAGCACTAATCATGCTATCATTAGTTAATTCTAAATCATCTGCATTTACTTTCCTGCCTCTAGTATCAATCAGTGCCCCAAACTCTTCGACTATTTTTCTGCTTTCAAGCATTTTTCTAGTATCAAATATGAACGCTTGAGTATCTCTCTCATTTTTACCAGTAATAACAGTAAATTTACTTTTCTTATAGCTATGAGCCCATGTAGAAAGTAACTTATTTACTACTGTAGATTTAGCAAATCCTCTAGGAAGTACAAATTCTTCTCTATCAAATTCATCTTTAACAAACATTTTATTAAGTTCTTCCATAACTTCTAAGTGAGTTGAACTTGATTCTCTATTATCTGGTTCCTTATCTTGAGCCACAAAAAAATCTGTTAAATAATAAAATGCAAAAAATGAAATATCAATCTCACCTAAATTTCTTGCTAATGCTCTTTTATTATTTTTTATAAATTTAAGATCATTAACATTAGTAACTTCTAAATTAATATTTTTATGCTTTTTCATGTACTTTGCAATTAAATAAAATTCTAGTTGAATTTCTGTTAAAAATTCTTTATCATCTAAGTAATAAATAAAATCACCCCCTCGGTTTAAAATTTTTTATAAATTTTGTATAACTAACACCCCATCCAATCATTTACAATCAAAATCAGAATGGGCCACCCTAACCAATAAAGGTTGTTATTTCCCATTTGATTTAAAGTACCTTTTTGAAAGAATTTCGCTAAACACAGGTTTGGCGAAATTTATAAACTAACCTTTTCTATCAATGAATACCCATCAAACCCTTGGTATTACTAGCCTAGAGCGTACTTATCAATAGATATATACAATATTAATGCATAACCAATGAATAATTACATTAATTTAATGCATAAAAGGAATAATTTTAGTTGTATTTCTAGTAAGATTATTTATTATATTTCCCAAGATTATTCCCCTTGTTTCTCAAACTCCTTAACTAATTCATCTAGGTTTACATTATCAGTATTATTAGTATTATTATCATTAACCTCAACCTTTGTTGTAGTCTTACCAAGTACCCTATCTACAAGGTATTTTAATAGATCAGCTTTAACTTTAGAGCTTGTTTCCTTATTCAAGGCTAATCCTTCTATTTCATCAATATATAGCTTTATATTGTTCTCTACATAGTTCTTAGCAGAGGTTTGAATTTCTCGCCTAAGCGTGTCCACTTCAGTTTTAAATTCTTCATCATCTAGCCAATTATAAATAGTTTGTCTTGCTACTCCTAAAGCTTTAGCTATATCAGTTATTTGCTTACCTTCTAATATATATTGAATTGCTAGATATTGCTTTTTCCCTAATTGCATCCCCTCACCTTCTTTCATTACATTATTTACATTTGAAAATTAAAAAAGCACCTAGTTTTTACTAAGTGCTTTTGTTTTATTTACTTTTTCACTATCTATATTATAATCCTAATTAAAGTAACTTGAAAGAATGTTTTAGATAAACTTTCATAAATATTTAGACAAACTTTCGTTAAGTTTTAGGTAATTAACTTAATATACTTGATAATTCTTCTATTGCATCTTCTCTAGCTTTTCTACAAGTTGGTTCACTTATTTCTAACCTTTCACTTATTACACTCCATTTTAAACCGTCAATATATCTAAATTTTATTACTTTCTCATGTCTTCCTTCTAAATAATTTAATAAATTTTCTGTTCTTTTTATTTCCGTTTGTAGTTTTATCTTATTTTGTGTTAGCTGATCTATTCTATTTTCTTTATTTACTATTTCATTTTCTACATCTGAATTAAATTTATTTGTAGGGCCTGTTTTTTCATTTGAAATATTTAACCCCCTTATACCTTCAAAATTCATTTGAATTTCTTCTATTTCTATATCAATATCATTTATTCTAAACTTATTTTTTCTATAGTTTTTTAATAATTCTTCTATATATTCTTTCATTTTTCCTCCTTTTTGTTATTTATCTTAGACACCCTTTAAAATGTCTTGGTTATGCTATTTATAAGCATTTTTACTTAATAAAGTGTCTAAGATGAATATATAATATATATTATTTATAATTACTATATATTTTTTTATTTATATATAGTTATATATAAGAAAGTTAAAGTATCTTAGACACCTTAGACAAATTACCTTTAAAATAGCTTATTTACTAGCTTTATAAGTGTCTAATATGTTTTAAAAATATCATAGGCTTATCTTAGACATCTAAGACAAATATACTTACTCTTTTTCCATCAACTCTAATTTGCTTACTTTTATAACCTTTTTTACATATTTCACGACTAAATGCTATTTTTGATAATGCCTTTAAACCACTTTCAGAACACCAACTTGAATATTTTAAGTACATATCTTTAGTAGATTCATTTTCTAATTTATTTTCATCTATAAATGTAAGAATAGGATTATTTATTTTTTCATATTCTTTAATTTGTTCTTCTACTGCTGTTACTGTTGTAAATTTACGGTGAGCCAAAATTCTTTTTAAAGCATCAATTGAGATTCTAAGCATATATTCTAATGAATCATCAGCTAATAATTTATCTTTAATAAATGGATCAAAGTCATCATCCTTAACGCTAAATGTTGCATTGAAAGGAATAATTACTAACCTTCTCATTAACCCATTACTTGTATCATTAATTCTAGGCATTTCATTAGCTGAAAAAATTAATTTTGAATAGTTGGTAAAATCGAATGGATCTCTGCCCTTTCTTTCAACATTAACTGTTTCTCCAGTAACTAATTTTTTAAAAGTTGAGTTATCTGGAATATAATTATTACTTATATCATCACCTATATTGGTCAATTTCCCATATAATTCAGCAGTTTTAAATCTTTGACATAATTCATCTAATCCAATACTTGCTACATTATCAGGGCCAACTATTGCTTTAATTATTGATAATAAAGTTGATTTCCCATTACTACCTTCACCAGTTAAAATAAAGGCCTTACCTAATTCATTTCTTCTAAAAATGCAATAACCCACCATTTCTTCAATTAAAGCTCTTAAATTTTTGTCATTACAACATATTTTATTTAATGTTTTATCCATAGTTTCATTATACGCACCTGGATTATAATTTATTGGAACTCTATTTTTACATATATAAGATGGTTCAAATTCCTTTAAAGTCATATCACTAATATCTAACAATCCATTATTAAGAACTAAGTAATTTGGATCGCTTAAATTTTTATTTTCACATATTAAATCTAAATATGCTAAAACTTCAGCTCTTTTGGATTTTGTAAGAGTGGGAATAAAATTAATCATAGACTTTTCTATTTCATTTACATCGCTTATATAAATTCCATCTTTATATATATGAAGAATATTATCAATTTTTATTAAATTACACTCACATTTTAAGAAAGTGGCAAATTTATCATGCATAAGTTTATTTCCATCATAAAAGTTAGGTTTTTGAAATGCTTCATTTCTCAGTATGATCTTTAGTTCTTTTTCTTCTAATGGATTTTTTAATATATATTTATTTATAATTTTTATTGCTTCTTTTATTTCATCCTTAGCAAAATTATATTTTTGTAACTTCAATATGTAGTTAAAAAATACCTGGTTTCTTCCGTCACCTTCTTCTAAATTAAAAAAGTCAGGTATTTTTTCAACTACTTGGAGCCACCTTGGAAGGTTGTCCACTTCTTTTAATAATTTTATTTCTCTCTCTTTATTATTTATTTTTAGTGGTACTACTGCATTTTTTGAGCCTAATTTAATATCTACTGTAATTCCTAAAGCACATGTTTTCCCGACTGCATTTCTTCTCACATCGGTATTCTTAAAATAAAAATGTCTTCCCCTTGAAGTTTTTATTGTATTGCATTTTAATTTAAGATCCTTGACTATATTAAATAATATTTCCGCTTCAGTGCTATCATCAATATCAATCATAATGTAAGGATCATCAAGTACCCCACCATATTCTTTTAAATTTTGAACATCTTTTAATTTATAAAAATCCGTTCTTCCTCTTATTTTTTCTGTTGGCTTTTTGCCTTTTGTTGGTATAAATCCTTTAAACATTATTTTCACTTCCTAATGATCAACTATATCTGAAATTCTTTTAAGCTTTTCAGCTTTTATTTTTTCTATTTTATCTATATCATATAAAAGCTTCATTTGACCTATCATAATTTCTACATCTGCTATTTCTTCTTCTACATTATGATTATCATGTCTTATATCTTTACTTAATGCTTGTTGTAGTTCTGCACATTCCTCCATACAAACTATTTTCTGCATATTTGAGCCAAACTCTAATAATACTTTTCTATATATATCTTTTTCATCAGTATTTTTCATTTCTATTTCACTCCTAAAAAATCATTTATTCTTTTTTGGGCCACTTCTATGTACCAACCCTTGTCCAATCTCCTAGGTATCCTTTTACCTTTTATATCTGCATTATTTATAAAACAATTAATTGGTGTTCCTGCTATCTTTTCTTTTGTGGCTCCTTCACTTTTAACTTTAAATACTCCAGGATCATTATTCTTTGATGCAAATACTCTCAATACTTTTTCATCTAGTCTTTTATTTCCATGATAAGCACATAAATATTTACCTGATACTTTAACTACCTTTTGAAATTTTATTAGTTCTTTACATTCATTTATTGTAGTCTTAACTGGAATATCTTTAATAAAGTAGTTATATAATGCTTCATTTACTATTGGTAAATCATAATCTAATTTATTTAACGATTTAGCATAAGCACCCTTACTCTTAACTTTTCCACCTTCTTTTACAACATAATAATTATTTACATCCTTTTGGATAACTTTCTCTATTATGTCATGCTCTAATGTCATTCTTGTTCTATTGCACCATTCATTACAAACTTTTTTATAAATATTTAAATCATCTTTACATTCTAATTTGAACATTACACCATCTGTATTAGATTGAATTAATAAAGCACCTGGTAAAACTTCAAATACTTTTTCTATTAAATCAAGTAACATTAATTGACCATTTACACAAATATTATTTGCTTGTAATGGATCATATAAATTGTTGTATTTATCTTTACTTGCTCCATAAGTTGCGTTAAGTACAATTTTATATGGTTGTTGCTCTTTCTTTTTACCTTCATGTTTTAGTTTCATTCTATAATCGTATATTTCTTCATATTTTGATTTATTTGTTATATTTCTACTTAAAAAATTATATTCTATCCCTTCACTTGGATAAAAACTACCTACATCAGAATTTACAAATATTCCTTCGGAAATATAATTAGATCTTGCTCCATGTAAACCACCCCAACTAAATACATGTATTACTCCTTCTATATCAACTTTTAAAGATTTTTTATAGTCTTTATTTAGTGGGTTTAAGTACCACTCTAAAACCCACTTATATTTTTTAAGCCTTATAGTATCGACTATAGATATATTAAATTCATCATCATGATCTTTCTTTACTGCTCCTAAAATAATTGATGATAATTGAGCTTTAGTTTTATTTATATATTTTAGTGGTAATTTAAAGGTCTTTATTAATCCCATATGAGCTTCAAATTCCTCTATTCTATTAATAAAGACTTCCATTGTCTGCTCTACATCATGATTACAATAAAAAATAACTTCATCTAATTCTTTAGTCGTTAATTTTCTATCTATATCAAAAGGAATTGTAGTTTCTCTTATATCGTTCCCCATAAATCCCTCTAATTGCTTCAAACCATGCATTGACGTCATAACATCGTAATTAAATAAAGGTATTTTAAATAATAAAGAACTAAACTTCCATGCTGGTTGATGTTTTACTATTATCCAATCATTAATATCTTTTGGATTAAATCCAGCTAAAATTCCTTTTAAAATATATTGATCATAACTTCTAGAGTTATAACCACACCATATTTCTTCTTTATAGTTATTATAAAAATCAGTTAATTTATCTTTATCATTAACTATCACCGTAGTTGATCTATCATCAGTATTTTTTAATACTACTAACCAATCATATTTAAATACCTCGAAGTCATAAAATATCATTTCTTTTATTCCTTTCTTATAGTTTTTATTGGATCATTCCATTTAGTAATACCTAATCCAATAGCAATTATTTCTCCATTCTTATTTAAAAAATAAGATTTATTCTTATATTCCAAGGTAAATTCTTTCTCTATATGTCCTTGTGGAATAACTTTCATTTCAACATCTTCTCTAACTATCAAAATAACAGTTCCACCTTTATATAGATCTATTTGAATCCATTCTTTATTTTCTTTAAGATTCATTAAAGTTTTTTCTTGATTTTCATTTATTTCTTTAATTATAATTTCTTCTTCCAAAACGTCCTCCTAACTTACACATGACACTTTGATTTACTAATAGCCCAGTGTAATTCATTAAGATCTTTAAAGTAACTATTTTTATTCTTTAATGATTCTGCTTTTTCCTGATTAGTAAATGGCTTTCTTGTTGTTGCTCTTTCAATATCCCATCCTTTTCTTATTCTGTCATAAAAGAGTTGTCTACTTATTCCGTTTTCTTCTAGTCTTTTATAAACTTTATCTGAATATTTTCTATTTCTAATTGCAGTTTTTACTACTACAGTAGTAGCAGCTTTTTCTTCACTCCAACCATGTCTATTAACTCTACCCAAAAAAGTTGATTTCTTTATCCCATTTTCTTTAGCTACATTCATCCAGTAAGATCTATCATGTCTTTTATGTGGTTTTTGAGTTAAAGCTCTTTGTTTATCCCATCCATATAGCCTTATTCTTCTTTCTAAAGTACATTTAGAAATACCATTCTTTTCTGCAATTTTATATTCTTCAGGAGTTATATAATAATCAACTGGTCTAAACATATAATTACCCTCTTTCATTAGAAATGGCCCCATAAATGGAGCCATTATATAATTAAATGTCAGCTTAGAGAACTCATTGTTAGCAAAAGGAAATACCTCTCTTTCATCTTTTAATCTTTATAAAAGAAACTGACATTTTAAACTTGGACAAATAAAGCTAATCTTCTTTCTCAAATACCTCTGTTATTTCATAATCACTGTATTTTTCATTTTTAGCATTTTGACTATATTTAAGTGCAAACTCTAAATTTCCATTTACTGCTTCAAATACATCTAATAGCAATTCATTGTATTGAGTGAAATTATCAAAATCTACGTCAACTTCAGTTTCAAGTGATCTTAAAAACTCATTTGCATTATGTATGCCATAGCCATTATTTAATACTTGGTTATAGAATATTAATGAATCTTTATATTCTCCTGTTAAGATCTTAAACCAGATACTTAACATTGGATCACCTTTCTTAGTTGCCTTTAATTCAATTTTACTAATTTCTACTTCATATTCTCCATGTGGTACTTCTTTAAAATTACCAGCATTCTCTTTTGCTTCTTCGGTATCCTTTTTTAATCCTTCAGTATCTATATTTTTATCAAACTTTTCCCATAATTCCATTATTCAAAATCCTCCCTATTCTTTATCCTTTTTTCTTGATTTTCTAGCTCTTTTAGGCTTTTCTTCAACTGATTTTTCTTCTTTTGGTTCTTCATCCTTTGAAGTTTCTTCTAACTTTTCAATAGGAATTACTACTTCTTTAGATTCTACCTTTAAAGCTGCACCTTTTTTAACATTTCTTCTTTTATCGGCTTCAGCTTTAGCTTCGTTATAAACATCTAATAGCTTATCCCATTCTAGTGGTATTTCTTGTTCTTTTATTCCTAATCTTCCACCACCGAAAGTAACTTCATTTTGTTTAAAACTTAAAACTCTTGTATTATCTTCATTTACGATTACTCTACCAACAAAATCGACCATTCCAGCTAATTTATTTGCAATAGCTTCTTGAATATTTGGAGCAATCTTTGTAATTTTATCCCCTGATTTTTTAGTAATATCTTTTGATACATCTTCATGTGAAATTAAGAAAATATTATATTCTAAATTTAATAATCTTCTCATAGTGCTAAGATATTCGGTTTTTATGATATCCCATCCTTTACCGAAACCACTATCGGATTCATGTTGTATGCCTAGCTTGTCATACATGAAGATACGGCACATTTCTCTTGTATCTTCCACTAAGTCAACAATTATAGTTTTAAACTCTGAACCTTTTTCAAGTTCATCAATTGTATCTTTAAATACTTCCCATGCGAATTTTCTTTTTGTTATTCTTCCTTCTACTGTTACTTCATCTTTTATTGGAAGTCTTTGCATCGTAACATACTTTACGTTACCATCTGTATTTAAATTCAATGGATCCGGTGCACTATCTAAAAATGTAGTCTTTCCACTAAATGGAGCACCATAAATCCAACCTTTCATATAAGAAACTTTATTTATATCAACTCTTTCAACCTTTGGTAATAACATATAATCAATTCCTCTCTGACAATAATCTTTATATTCACACCAATCACATAGCTTGGTTACATTTTTTGTATAATCTTTAATTTCCTTAGTGTTTATTATGTTATTAAAAAACTCAATAACATGATTGGGGTTATATTTAACTTCTTCTAAAATAATTTCTTGTTCTTCAACTGTTTCTATTAATCTTTTTCTAAATTGATAAAGATCTTCTGTTTTCTTTTGCCTTATGAAAGTCTTAGGAACAAAAATAAATCCTAATTTTCTTACTTTAAATCCTTGTTGCTCTAAAAAATATTTGTATAATGATAATTGAGGGCTTTCGAGATATTTTTCAATGTTATTGGAATACTTGAAATCAAAAATATCAACTGAACCATCACTATTTTTAGTGATAAGATCTATAAACCCTTTGAATCTGCTAGTAGATATTAAATATTCTTGGGCGTATATATTAATATTTGCTAGTAGATTTTTTAATTTAGGTATTAAAATTTCAAATTTTATAATCTCATTGACATT